AGCAACGAACAAGGTGCGTGCAATGTTTTCCCACGCCTTGGGGGAGGCTGTCTCGGAAGTGATGGGACTCAACTCGGTCGAGCGAGAGATCTTTCTAGATCATCTCACCCGTCACGAAATTGAAGACCCTCAAAATCCGGGTACATTCCTCCCTCAGCGCAGGGGGCAGCTCATGGGCTCAATCGTCTCCTTTCCAATACTCTGCTTACTGAACGCCACTATCATGCGCGTCTCATTCGAACTTGCCACGGGGGTTCCCACGTGGCTGGACGAAATGAGTGCCGCAATCAATGGTGACGATGTCACTTGGCGCGGAAAACCGAAGGTCTACCACGCCTGGCAACAGGTCGCAAAGTTTTTTGGAATGGAGGAAAGCATTGGAAAGACTTTTCTGTCGGACCAGTTCGTTCAGATGAACTCCCGCAACTTCCAAGTCGTCAATGGGCTCCTGTACCAATCTCAGTTTCTCAACTGGGGATTGGTTCGGAACCTTGGACGAAGTGGGGATGGGGGGCTAGCTGAAACGACCGGTCTACAGATCTCACCCAGTGCCAGATACCAAGAGCTAATCAAGCACACACCAGACAACTTGAAACAAAACATACATAATCTCTTTGTCAAACACAATCGTCAATCCCTCGAGGGGCTCAGACTTCCGTGGTACCTCCCCACCTGGTTAGGTGGATTGGGACTCACCGGAGTCATGGAGCCCTCGGATGCTGACCTCCGCATTGCGAATGGTTTCATTCGAGCTTTCGCTCAGAAACGTCGCAACGGGTCGGCCGCTCCGGGGGTCGAGTTACCTAAGGACATTTCTGTCGGGTCGGCACTCTGGACGATGAGGATAAAAGCGCAGAAGAATCTGCCCACCCCTTTCTACACACAGGACGAGTCTGATGTGGGAGTCGAGAAGTACACAAATGCCGTCTTTGAAGAACAGGTCTCCCTGATCTTCGACAGCACCGTGAACTTACGCGACATCTTCCCCACAGCTCGGACCTACGTGGACGATCGGGGGGTCCTCGTAACAGCATCAGACAAAGAGACACCATCAAACCTAAACGCAGCGGTCAAGTGGAACCGTCGAATCTGGCGTGCAGCATACCGGAAAGGGAAGCCTAGTCGAAAGACTTACTTCGCACCGATCCGTTTCCGCGGGCCAGAACTTGACAAAATTAAGTTCTACGAGACCTATCACCTACCTACAACAACTGTCGATGTGGCCAACGATTAGGCCATCCCTCGACTCTATTTATTTCTGTACAATATTCTACAAACACACACAGCGAGCTTCACAACGGGGAATCACACCTCTTCAGGTGTACTTCTTCCGAAGGTTACTTACTGTGAGGAGACCGGATTCGCCACGACGGCGGGGTGGGTAAAACCCATCCGGTTCTCCAAGATCTACACTACTCTCTCTAAAATCAACCACACTTGGGTCCAAACCTGGCGTAACACTCAGGTAAGGGCGTG